GTGCTGTAGGTCTAGTAGTTGTAGTAGCTAAGGCTGTGACACCTGTTGTAGGTGTTGTAGCCACTGGCGCTGTAGGCGTAGTAGCAGTCACAGCAGACGCAGTATTATTAGTTAATGGTGTAGTAGCTACAGCCAATGTAGGCTCTGTAGATGTAGTAGCTAAGGCTGTCATACTTGTTGTAGGTGTTGAAGCTTCTACTTATGCAGGAAATGTCACAGTTGTAGCTAGTGCTGTAGCCGTCTTGACAGGTGTAGCAGCAACAGGTGCTGTAGGTTTAGTAGATGTAGCAGCCAGTGCTTCAGTGGCATTGATAGGTGTATCAGCTACAGCTTATATTGGTGTTGTATCTATATCAGACAGTGCTAGACCTACTTTTGATGGTATAACTGTTTATGGGTATGTAGGTAGTGTTAATGTAACAACTACATCTTTTGATTATGAGGCTGTTAAAAATAACTACGATACATTAAGAGCAGTGTATGTGGGTGGTAGAACAACAGCTAAGGATAGAACTATCGTCATAAATGAACAGAGCAGGGTTGTTTATGTTGATAGAGAATATACAACTAGAACTTCTTCTATAACAGAGCAGTTTAGGAATGTGTATGTCTCAAATGAAAACAGAGACAATAGAGTTGTTTCAGTAGTATAAAGAGTATATATGTCTTATAGATGGCCCAATAAAGACCCTGATGAAATATTAGACTACAGCATTGACTGGTCTAGATTTCTTAACACAGCTACCATCTCATCTGTAGATTGGTATGTAGATGATGCAGACGGTGTTAAAACAATAGTGACTAATGGCACCACTGTGTATGGCTTACAACGTGTATCAGCCACTAACACAAACACTGTTGCTACTATTCATTTAGGCTTAGGTACTCTCAATAGAGAATATAAACTAACTTGTAGAATCACTGACAACACCGGCTCTGTTGTTGAACGAGTTGTGAAGCTGCGTATTAAGGAACAATAACATGGCCTATAATTTTCTAGAGCTAGTTAATCAAGTTAACAGACGATTCAACGAGGTGGAGCTAACTAGTGCTACCTTTGCTAATGCTAAAGGTTTCTACAGTAGCGCTAAGGATAGTGTTAATGCTGCATTGCGTGATATTAATCAAAGCTTCTTAGAGTGGCCTTTCAATCATGTAGAACAAGAAGAGACTATGTCTACTGGTGTAAGTAGATATACATATCCAACTGATAGCTCCACTGTAGACTTCGACAGCTTTAGAATTAAAGAAGACAGTGTGTTAGGTAATCAGACAGTGACACTAAGAAGCATAACATACGAAGATTACCTACGTAAATATGTAGGTCAAGAATATTCTACAGACAATAGCAAGCTAGGCATTCCTCAGTATGTTGTGCAGACACCTTCACAAGAGTTTATTCTTGTGCCAGCGCCTGATCAAGACTATGAGCTAGTGTATGAATACTACAGAGTTCCTGTAGACTTACAAAACTCTACAGATGTTCCTTTTATTCCTGAAAGATTTAGACACGTCATTATTGATGGTGCTATGTATCATGCTTATATGTTTAGAGGTAATGAACAAAGTGCTTCTATGATTAAAGCCAAGTTTGATGAAGAAGTTAAGTCAATGAGAATTATTCTTATTAATAAATATAACTATGTAACATCAACTTACATCCAACAAGCTGGCAGTAACATTGCTGGTGCAAGGATTAAATAAGAATGGCTGACGCTTGGGCAACATTTCCTTTTGAGTTTAGAGGGGGGTTAATAACAAACCTATCACCTCTGCAGCAAGGCACACAAGCGCCCGGTAGTGCTAGGCAGCTGAAGAACTTTGAACCATCTATTGAGGGTGGGTACAGCCGTATGTTAGGCTATGATAAATATTCTAATGACACAGTGCCTGTGGCAGGTGCTCCACTTGTTAGTGGTGGTAGTCAGACAGGAACAACATTAGTTGTCTCTAACATCTCTGTAACACCTGTAGAAGGAGATACATTCACTGTAGCAGGTGTAACAGGTGTCTACACTATTGCTGTGGCTGGTGTTTCATATAGTGAAACTACTAAGATTGCTACATTAACACTAACTACATCACTAGCTAGTAGCCCTACTGATTTAGCTGTTGTAACTTTTGCTAACAGCAGTAGTTTGATAACAGGGCTAGCTGCTTGGAGAGATAGTGTATTAGCCCTTCGTGATAAAACATTATATAAAACAACAGGAGCAAGCTACACAAGAGTGTCAGTGCCTGTGTATGGCATTGCAGTTTTAGTTAACGGGGCTAGTCAGACAGGCACTACATTAAATATTGATGGTGTAGATATAGCTCCTAAAATTGGGGACACATTCACAGTTGCTGGTGTTGCTAAAGCTTATACCATTACAGCTGCTGTAACAGTGGTATCAGGCGCTACCACTTTAACAATAGCACCAGCTCTAGCTAGCAGTCCAGCAGACAATGCTGCTGTAACATTCATATCTTCTGATGTTAGTGTTAATGGTAAGGCTCGTCACATTAAATATAGAATTGGTGTTACAGAGAAGATAGCTTTTGCCACAGGCTTAGGCTACCCTTTTACATTTGATGACAATACATTTCAGTATGTAACAGGTTCTGCAGACTTAGAAAACTGTTCACACTTGTCTTGGTTTAAGAATCAGATGTGCTATGCTGTAGGAGATAAGATTGTTATTACAGCGCCATTCACTGATAATGATTTAAATCCTGCTAATGGTAGTGGTGTTATTAGTGTTGGTGCTAACATCACAGGCTTACAAGTGTTTAGAGAAGCTTTGTTTATTTTCTCTGCACAATCAATACATCAAATTACTGGCAATACATTAGCAGACTTTATACTAAAGTCAGTAACAACTGACATAGGTTGTGTAGCTTCAGACACCATACAAGAAATTGGTGGCGATGTTATGTTCTTAGGACCTGATGGTTTAAGACTATTATCTGCTACTGATAGAATTAATGACTTCAACTTAGGCGTTGTATCTAAGCCTATACAGAAAGAAATGACCAACCTCATCTCTGCCTCTAGCAGTTTTAGTAGTGTTGTCATAAGAAAGAAAAGTCAGTATAGATTGTTAGGGTATAGTCAATCTATTAGCACTCAATCAGCATTAGGTGTTATAGGTGTTCAGCTTGAAGGCAATGATACAGCTGGTATAAACTGGGCTGAGACACAAGGCTTTAAAGCTTATGTCGCTGACAGTAGCTACTATATCCAAACAGAAACTGCTGTGTTTGCAGAGTCAACAGGCTATGTATATCAAATGGAAAGTGGTAACAGTTTTGATGGTGGTAATATACTAGCTACTTTCTCTACACCCTTTATTCATTTAACTGATCCTAGACTTAGAAAAACATTCTATAAGCTACAGCTATATACAGAACCACAAGGTTCTGTTACAACTGCTGTTAACTTAAAGCTAGATTTTGATACTAGTGGTAGCGTGCAACCAGAGACATTAAGCTTGTCCAATGATACAGGTGTTGTAGGATTTTTTGGTGGCCCTTTAGCTACATATGGAACCATTGTTTACGGTAGTAAGCTTAAGAAAATATTTGAGACACAATTGGTTGGTAGTGGGTTTTCGATGAGCCTACAATTTATTAGTAATAGTCAATCACCACCATTTAGTTTAGATACAGCTACAGTTGAATATGCTGTGCATGATAGAAGATAATACAAGGAAAATATTGTGACTGGATATATCAGAACAGACACCTCTAATAACATTGCTGATGGTAACATTGTCAATGCTGTTGATTTAGATAATGAGTTTAATGGTGTTGAAGCTGCCTTCAATGCTAGTACAGGTCATACCCATGATGGTACATCTGCTGAAGGTGCTCCCATTACTAAGGTTGGTCCTACACAAGATGTTGTAGTTTCTGCAACAGCTGTACTTCCTAAGACAGATGGCACAGTGGATTTAGGCAGTGGTTCATTAGAGTTTAAAGACTTATACATTGATGGTACAGCTAACATTGATAGCCTTGTAGCTGACACTGCTGATATTAATGGCGGCACCGCTGATGCTGTTACCATTGGCGGCACCACAGCGGCTGCTGGTACGTTTACCAACCTCACAGCAAGTGGCACTGTCACCATCCCAGACAACGCCATCAGCGGCGACAAGGTTGAGGGAGGCACTATTAACGCTGTCACCATTAACACGTTGACTAGTGGCACTGTTGATATTAATGGTGGTGCTGTAGACGGCACAAGTGTAGGTGCTTCCACACCATCCACAGGCGCATTTACCACGCTCAGTGCGTCAAGCACGACCAACTTGGCGGGACTAACCGCCTCCACAGCCTTAGCACTGGACGCCAGCAAGAACGTCGTCAGTGTCGCCAACACCGGCACAGGCAGCAACGTTTTAAACACCAGCCCAACGCTAGTCACGCCTGCTCTAGGAACTCCTAGCAGCGGTGTAGTCACAAACTTGACAGGCACAGCGTCTATCAACATTAACGGAACCGTAGGCGCTTCTACACCATCCACAGGTGCGTTTACTACGCTGTCGGCATCAGGAACCTCTACGCTTGCTGCTGTGAACTCTGGGGCACTAGCAGTAACCGGAGCTATCTCCTCGACCACAGGCGCTAACTTTGCTACGAGTAGTGGGAATGTGGGGATTGGGTTAGCTCTCGCAGACACCGGCGCAAAGCTCCACGTTGTTAAGGATTTGTCTGGCGGTGGTGACGCAACGGCGTTCAGAATACAAACAGCAGCCACTGGAGACAGAAATATTTTGTTCGGAGGGGCGTCCTCATCAGGAGATTACAGTTTCTTACAGTCATACAAAGAGGGTACTAGTGCCGGGGCACGCAATTTCCTTCTTAACCCAATCGGAGGCAACGTCGGCATCGGGACGACGAGTCCGGGGGCGAAGTTGCAGGTTCAAGCAACAGGCATCACCTTTGGCACGGCTGCGTTGTTTTTGACTGCTGGTGGTATTGCGAGTGATGGTTTAGCTATTGGTGATAGTGGAAATAGCGCGTATAAGTCAATCCAAAGTTATGGCGGAGCGCTGGTATTGAATTCAGTAGGAAACTACGTAGGCATCGGGACGACGAGTCCGGGCTACCAACTCACACTTTCAATTGACTCCGCAGCCAAGCCGTCCACAAACACTTGGACAATATCCTCTGACGAGCGCATTAAAGACAACATTTCTCTTGCAAAC